AGATGAAAAATAGTGTAAATACCAATCTTCTAATCTTGGATGAGGTATTTGATAGTTCGTTGGACGCAAATGGAACCGAAGAATTTTTAACAATAATCAATAACCTTCAGGGAAAACAAAATATATTTATTATTAGTCACAAGGGAGATACTATGAATGACAAGTTTAATAATACAATTAAATTTGAGAAGGTGAAGAATTTTTCGAGGATAGCATGAGAGAATTGATATTAGAGGGTGACCCTATTTTGGCCAAACGTGCTCAGACATTTGATTTTGATGGTGGGCAATTGTAGTTTGTATTTTGGTAATATTGTTTAAATCAGTTTGAGTCTGTTTGATTTTGAAACCAAGTGAAGATAGTGCCCGGGCCGACTCGTGCATTTTCCCATGATGTTCAGATATCATTTTTTCTTTATGTTCTTCATTCAATTCTTGATTACAGGTTGAACACTTATCGTTTTCCTCATAGAATTCAATTTCTTCTTCAAACTTCAGCATTTTGCGTTCGATACCATCCTGGAATTTTAGTAGGTTATCTAACCTTTTTTGTGACTCATTATCTTTTATTGATTCTAATAACTTTGAATTCTCTTCATTTAACTTAGCAGTTTCTTTTTCATTCTTTTTAATATCTTTCTGATTATTCTCTATTTGGTCTTTTTTGGTTTTCTTCAGACCATTAATTAATTCTTGAGTAGTTCCAATATGTCCGTCTGTCAATTCAATTTTGACATTGTTGCTTAATATTTCTTCTTTGTTTTCAGATATCCGAATTTTTAGTAGTCCATTCATCACAGAAAAAATCTGAATATCTAAAAGGTCCTCAATGATAGCTCGTCTATCCGTTAACTTCAATTGCATGAATGGAGTAAACGAAGCTGAACCAAGAACAACGATTTGAGTAAAAGATTTGTAATTTAACTTGAGGATTGTATTCTCTAAATATTCTTGTTGATCCGCAATCTTGGCATCTTGGTTCAGCCGTTTACCGTCTACATAGATTTCAAAAATATTCTTCTTAATTCCCCTTCGTATCTTGTAATCTTTGCTTCCGATAGTAAATTCAATCTCAGCAACAGTTCCACCATCATTGACAGAGTTCACCAACTGGGGTTTATTTATTCTTCTGAATGGTTTCCCAAACAGAGCAAATGTAAGTGCATCTAATACCGTTGATTTACCAGATCCGTTTTCACCGATAATCAATGTTGTTGGATTTTTGTCAAGTTGAATCTCTGTAAATTGATTCCCGGTGCTCAGTAGATTTTTCCACCGAATATTATTAAAGTGTATCAAAACTTAATCTTACTCTCTTCTAGTACTCTTTTAATATTTGAGGTTTTGATTGATGTTCGAATCTATATTCCAAATCTTTAAGAGAGTTTGCGAGAACAGAATTACATAATTGATTTAAAGTTATGTCTCTATCGTGAGCCGCAAGTGTTAATATTAAAAGATCATCATCAGATAATTCTATTTCTACTTCTGTTGTAGCTTTTTTTGGTTCTCCTATTTTAACACTCGCAAATGAATTCCTATCTTTTTCCCTTTCAATCTCATCTATGTCATAATTAGACATTTTTTCTTCCTTTCTTTTTTGCAATCTTTCTGCATAAGTTTCCATAGTCATATTGTTTCCACAGTTAATGCCTCATTATATAATGACCTCATTAATCCATCTAATTCTACTTTATTTTCCACATTTAAAGATTCTACATATCCACCTAAAATGGTAAGGGTGTCCTCAGCTTGGTCAATAATATCATCGTCATTGATATCAAAATCAGAAAAATTTTCAACTACAACCAAATCAGCAACATTAACTTCTTCTAATTTATCTAGCACAGTATCAAACCAAAATGGATTGGTTTTCTTTTCCACTACGACCTTGACATAAGTTCCTTCATATTTACTATAATCTTTTTCTGTTAATGATTCAAATGTTTCTTCGGAATCATCATAAAAGATTTTGTGAAACATTCTGTATGGATTCATAATAAAGTTTAACTGGCGCTTATCTGTATCAAAGATATGAAACCCTCTGGGGTCTTTATAGTCACTCCATGTGATTTCATAAGGATTACCAAGATAATAAACGGTTCCATTATTTGATCTATGATGAAAATGTCCGCTCAGAGCCATATCAAACTTGTCAAAAATATGTGCCTCTAGTCCTTCGTTATTCCATGATCCAATATGTTGCTCGAATCCACTGACTTGAAGATGTCCCATGAGAATTTGACATTGTGTATTTTGAATCATCTTCATACACTCACCATAATTATCTTCACATATCCAAGGCATCATTACAATGCCAAGTCCATCGAAATCTACTTCTTTTGGACTTGAATACATCCAGGGTTCTACTTTTCCTTCAGCAGTTGTAAATATTTCTTCTATAGAGTTTAAGTCATTGGTGTTCTTATGGAAGGTATCATGATTGCCAATAATAATATGCGTATCAACTCCCATTTTCCACAAACGTTCAATAAAGTTCGTCCGTAGGTCATTCAATATCTTAAAGTTAATATATTTTCTGCGATCTACTACATCACCTAGATGGATACATGTTTTAATGTTATGTTTCTCTAGATAAGGAAAAAATATATTATCATAAAATTTTCTAAAATATTTGAGAAAAGTGGGCGAGTCTCCACGCGCTCCCCAATGAGTATCTGTTATAAGAGCTATTTTCATGCAGCAACACCCATGAAAAGTTCCAGAGTAGTTGGTTCTACTTTCTTTTTCACCTCAGCTTTCTTTTTCTTGGCCTTTTCAAAATTATCTACAAATTCGTCTACCACTACTCTAAAATCTGAATTCTTAAAATCGGTTACTGTTTTAAAATCCTCATCATAATTCATGTATTCTACATATTCCGGGCTGATTTCATAATTCTGCATACTTTTATATTTTATATATAATTGTTTCTTCTCTTTTTGAATCCTTCGAATGAAGGCATAATAAATGATTTGGGTAAAATATGCGAATGGATTAGATGACTTTTCTGGATTAAAATTGTGAATATAATGTAAACAATTTTCTATTCCATCTGATATCATATCATTTTTAAATGCATAATTTATGAAATTGGGACGGAAAGATAACCGCTGTGCTATTTTTAAAAATACAGATCCCAAATATTCTGAAATAATCGGTAATTCTTCATCATTACTTTTTGATATATGATACATCTTTTTATATTCAATCATTTCTTCCAAAAACTTTGCATTATCTACATAATGAGCTTTCGCTACCTTTTTCCGTTTTGCCATGATAATTTCCTTTGAGTTATTTACATAATACTATTATTATATCACATAATACTCATTTGTCAATAGGCCTTGACATTTGAAAAATAGATGTTATAATGAGGTGTGGAACCGAAAAGTATATGATTCTAGTTCATTAAACCACTAGGATTAAAATCAGCTAATATTTTAGACATCTTATTCATTTCTTCTTCCATCGATTCTGTATTAGATTCTCTTACTGTATTCAGGTAAAATTTCTTATATTCCTCCCCTAATTCTGAAACGGTCATCACACATCTTGCTGCTAATGGTACGTGTGTAGCATTCGTAAATGGCAACCATTTAAGTAATGCTACATGAGTAGACTTTTGTTCTTCATCGTACTTGACCAACACTTTCATTGGCCAATGTAATTCTAAATATCCGCTATTTTTAGATTTATCAGGTATTATTACTTTTGAAAAGAGAATTTCTCCATTATCTAGTCTTATTACCTTTAAATCTTGTTCATCGAGTTCTGGTGACATTTATTCCTTGATCGTAATATGATAAATTTTATATGGAAAGCTTTCTTCATCATATATTTTAATTCTTTCCTCGTAATGTTGGAAGGCATAATTTTTCCTATTTCTCCAACATAAATCATCACTAATATCGTATAATATAGTTTCTTTTTTTGTTTCAGATAATCTTAATCCTCTGCCTATCGACTGAAGATTTCTAATACGACTCTTAGAAGGAGAAGCAAAAACAATGTTATGAAGATTCCTAATGTTGATGCCGGTACTGTATACCCCATAACTTGCCACGATGATAGCATCTTGTTCTGTTTCTGTAATTGCTCGTATCTTTTCTCTGGTTTCAGAGTTTGTTCCTCCATATACGAAAAAAGTCTTTCTATTGCTGACATCGGTTTCCTCCTTTATCATATCGTATAAAATACGTCCATGCTTTTTCACTAATCGAAAAAGTAACAGTGTATTTGTCTTCAAAGACAATACTAGGTTTCTAATATATTTATTCCTTTTATCATGTGATACCAGATATTCCAGTTCATCCACATATTTATATTTTCTCAAAGCATGACATATTTCCTCTGGATATTTTAACATCAATATTTTTACACTCAACGGAGATAATTGTTTCTTGTCAATCAATTTCTTGGTTGTTGTGGCCTTGTAAACTTTCCCAAATAATCCTTCCAGTACCAATTTGTGAGTTTGGGTTCCATCTAATGTCCCTGTGGTACCTATTCTGTATTCTGCTTTTACACATTTGGTCATTATTGAGGTAAGAGACTTGGACTTGAATCCATGTGCTTCATCGCCAATCACTAATTTATATGGTTCAAAAGTTTTCTTGCTGAGTTTGTATATTGATTGCCATGTTGAAATAACTACCTGTTTGTCTGAAACTTTATCTTGGCCAGCATAAACTTGATGACAATATTTGGCCGAATCCCATCCATATTCTCTAAAATCACCAAACATTTGTGATACCAGTGAAGTAGTAGGAACGATTATTAGTGTCTTTATATTCAGTGCTCTTACAATTAAATAAATTATTAGGGATTTACCACTAGCAGTAGGAGATACTACTAAACTTTTTTTATACGATAGAGCATGATAAAAGGCGGAGAGTTGATAGTCTCTAGGAACAAATGGTAGTTTTAGATTTTCAATGAAGGATTCATTATGTTCAATTTTGAGAGGTTTCCACCAATCACCATCGGGAACCACATTATAATGATTGTTTTTAGCAAACTTAAAAACATATTCAAGCAATCCACCATATAAAAGTTTACTGTAAATATTGAATAATCTTATTTTGCCGTCCCATAACCTCATCCTGTATGAAGGCATAAACGTATAGCCAGGTACCGTAAAGGTAAAATAATCACACAGTTCTTGTGCTATCGAAGGTTCACAATTGATTTTCAAATGTACTTCATCTATTTTAGAAAGATAAATTGAATCAATGTCCTTCTGTGAATCTTTTCCAATCAATTGCATTTTTAATTAAATATCCCCTGGTGGTTAGACTCTTTACTATGGCTTCAAGATAATCTACTTTTTCTTCATGTAGTGACATTTTTTGTTTAGATTCTATTGCATCTTCATCTGCTTCAATATATGCGTCAATATCTTGTTTAAGCAGTCTGTGCTGAAAGGGTTCCCAATCCAGGGCCTCCAATTCTTCTCCACTTAACCGTCCCCCATAATATTCTTTTTTCAGTTTTACAAGTTTACTATGATCATAACGCAGAGTTTTAAGTATCAACTTTTCGTTGGAATAGAGGATTAAGTACTTGTTATGTAACTGGGGAATTCTAACAGATTCTTTTGCTAATTCAGTATCATCAATATTACAATCACTTGTCCATGATTTCTGTATGTCTTCAAATTTCATAATTTTTTAATTTCCTGAGAGCAACCATTGTGCCCGTTTGTTCAATTATTTCAGCGTGGCCATCTTCAATCCATTCATTTATAAAGTTGGTTACTCCTTCACAGTCTGGATCAGTATAATCATGACAAAGACACGGACCATTCAAATAATTCCAATGATGCAGAAAATCTTTTTTGATTCCCTCATACGAATGATCTCCATCAACAAATAACATAGACAATGGTATATTTTCCATTGCCCAAGAATTATCTACTC